AATCCTTTATAGGTCTAGCGATTACGCTCATTCTTGTTTCTAGGAACATTAGCTGCTTCGCAACCACTACGCCCCCATTGATTTCTGTTGTGCTTATCCAGCCCCTAGGGCTAGCTATAAAGGCACTATCCATGAAGGCTACATCGCCAATCATAGGTCTCTTGTTCTTAATGATCTCATAGCCACAGCGTTCCAAGTATTCTGCCACAGTGAACCCATGTCTCCTGAGCTTAACCAAGAACTCTTTTGTAGTCCCCCAAGTGAACCCTAGCTCAGCCTTTGACTGTGGGCCACGGAGGGCTTGGTCATACTCTACCAGTAGTGCAGCACAATCACTTATGCCCCGCTGGTAGCTGTTGTGTTCATTGATCTTGTCTTCAGCTATTCTGATTGCTTCTGTCAGTTCTTCTTGTGTGTAGTACATAGAACCCCCTGAGAGCCGCTGTAAGGCCCCTTAGAGCGCCATCTAGTTAAAAGGTGACCCACCATAGCCTAAGAAGCTACAGTGGGCCTTAGAGGGGCTTATCGAACCCCGTTCTCTTTGTTGAGCATGTTGGTACCTGCTGCAATCTCTGGCATCATCTTAACGATCTCAGAGCGTGTAAGCCTTGAGACGTCACCAGTGACATTGATGTTGAACGTCTGTCCACCACCGCCACCGGCAGCACCATTCATGAAGCCATCAACTTGGGACTTAGGAACTACAAGCTCCCCAGGCTGTAGCATAGCAGGTACACTGTCAGCATATGACTTGGAGGTTGAGGTGGTTGGCACAATGCCACCATCAGCAAAGCCAAAGATGGAACCAAGGCCACCCTCGCCAGAGCCCATGCCTGAGAATATGCCTTCCATAAATCCAGTAAGAGCCTCCTGCATAGGGGCAAATAGGCCCTCTGTGAAGGAGCCAATGATACCCATAGTGAAGCTGTCTAGGACACTATCAAGAAAGCCCTTCCAGTCACCACTAGAAAGTGCTGTGGTAAAAGAGGACTTGAGGCCACTTACGAACTGGTCTGCAACCTGTTGGTAGAAAGACTTAACATCAGATCCACCACCAGAGGATCCACCAACTTGCCCACCAGAAGCAAAAGCCCCGATGTCCCCGTCATTAAGGGCCTCAAGAACTGAGCCGTACTTGCTCGTAGCCTTTGCGTTAACTACAAACTCACCATTAGATAGTAGGGCTGGGATGCTGTCAGAGGTGCCTGTACCTGGGCCAGAGACATAACCACCAGTAGCGAAGGCTGGCAGCTCTAATGGCTGGATATTTGTTCCTGCTGTTGTGTAGGTTCCATAGAACGGGATGTCAAAGCTGAAGGATGTGATATCGTTGATTGCAGTGATTACTTTGTTCACCATGTTCTCGAACATAGCAATTACTGTATTCAGCGGAACCTTTAGCACATCAGCAAGGCTACCCATCAGTGCAACCACAGGGTTGTTAGTCACTAGAGTGTCTACGATGTTCTTCGCGAAGTCCCCTAATCGGCTAAGGAAGCTACCCTCCCCTGAGAATAACTCAAAGATAGAAGATACAATGTCCCTTACAACACGGAATGGGGCCGCAAGGACATTTAGTGCTGTCTCGATAGCAGAAGCAACTCCAGGGAAACTCTCCCCGAACTCCCCCCACTTCTCAGAGAGGTAGCCAATGATCTCATCCCAGTTCTGGAAGACCAAGATAGCACCCGTGATAGAAGCCACAAGAAGTGTGAGTGGACCACCAGCGAAGGCAAGTGCTGCCCCAAAGGCTGTCACCCCAGCTACAATAGAGGCCATCATAGGATGATCTTGTGCGAACTGTGCCATGCTCTCAAGCACTGGTGCTAGAGCAGCAACAAGTGGGACAATAGCGTTAGTCAGGAGGCTTTGGATTGTGGTGCTCATCCTTTCCATAGCATCATTCATCTCAGCAGATTTAAGCGCGGCGTCTTCGCTAACAACAGCAATGCCTTCGCCATCCTTAATGATCTGGTCAGCATCAAGACGGACTGTGCCCATCTCTCTGCCCATTAGCTCAGCAGCAGCAGCCGATCGTAAGCCAGCGTCCTCAATGCTATCAAGGCCCCTAGCTACTGCTAGCATTCGATCCCCAGGGTCCATAGCTGCAAGGTCTTCGTAGCTTAGCCCCACAGCAGCCAGTGCATCAACAGCAGTGGACATCCCGTCACCAGCGTCAGCAAAGATCTTGTTGAGGGTCTTTTGGCCTTTCTGAAAGCCAGCTTGAGAGACCCCAGCTTCAGCAAAGCCATGCTTGAGGCGCTGATAGGCCTCAACACTAAGGCCAGCAGCAGCAGCATTCTTTCCTAGTGCATCTGCATTATCTAGCAGCTTGCTTGTGCCCATTACAGCGGCCATGCCAACTAGGGCGTTTTGTAGTCCCCTGGCCCCACTAGCTACACCCTTGAACCTAGCCTTCTGCTTCTGTGCCCAAGTTTGTGTAGTTTTTCCTGCGCGGTCCAAGTCCCGCTTTAGTCTGGCGCTATCTGCTGACAGTGCCACGTTTAGTGATGCAATCGTTGCCATCAGGTACTCCTTTTCTTTGCTAATTGTGCAGCCTTCTTCTCAATGGCTGGTCCTAGTGTGTCCCCGAAGCGCTTTAGCATTCCATTGGCTTCCCTCTCGTGAATGCCCCTAAGCACTGACTGTGCTGGGACATCTTGGGTGCCGAACTCAACAGCTAGAGCTTGGTTCCATAATGAGGGGTTGCTCCAGAACCAACCAACTTGGCCGTAAAGGATTGTAGATGACTGATAGTATTCAGAAGACGACATCTTCTTTGTGGGCTTACCGATCTTTAGCTTTATGCTTGCTGCAAGGGCACCTTCGTCCACTGGTGTAGCTCCAGTCACATCAGACACAAGTGGTGCCATAGCGGCCCTTACAGCGGGTCTGATAGCTTGTGCAGCAGCCTTACCACCGTATTCTTTTTGTAGTGCTATCAGGGAGGCCTCCATGGCCTTCAAGCCTTCTAGCTTCATAATAAGTTCTGTCATGAAGACCTCCTTGTTAATCTTTAGCTACATCTTTTAACCACGCAGGGGCACCCTCACTAGGGAGTGACAGCAGTGCGTTGGTAGCTATAGCCTTCTTGGTTTTGACTGTACGAACCACCACACCCTGACCCAATGTCATGTAATCATCAACAGTCGGGAACAGTTCATGGAAGGCAAGTGGCTTTGTAGCCTTGTATTTCTTGCCGCTAGCTACAGCAACTGCTACCTCTTTATTCATGTGAGAGGACAAGTAGTTGTTGTAGCACTGATAGAAGTTACCATAAGGCCCCCACAGACCGTTCCTTAGGGTCTCATAGAGGGCCTTGGCATCTTCAAGTGGTAGGTCGTCCACAGTGGACAGGTTAGAACCGTTGGCAAGCATGAAAGTCCTAACCTGAGCCAACCACTGTGTCTTTACTTTGGGGAGTTAATCGGATCTGGCGCCAGTGACTTTGGGATAGCCAAGATGATACTTTGGATATCAAGGATTGAGAGGTTGCTTGTGATGTCCTCAAAGGTCTGGCAGTCTTCAAACTGATTGCCCTCGCCATCGCATATCAAGTCTGTGAACAGCGACAGGATAACAGCCTCTTGGTTCTCTTCCATTCGCTGCTGGATGTTACCGAACTTCTCGTCAACAACTTTAGCTGGGAGGTTTCGAATGAACACCCCCTCTACTGACAGTGGGATTGGCTTCTTGTTCGATACGCTACTTAGCTTTGCCATGTTGTTAGTCCTTCTTCCATCCGCTAGGGGACAGTGTTGTGCTGTAGAATGTGTCAACGTACTCTTGAGCCATCTCAATGGCCTCCACTGGTGTCATCTCTGAAGAGACCAAGAGTTTAGCCCCAAGGTCAAACACCATCTTCTTTTGATTTGCTCGTGAGAACCAGAACTCTTCTTCTTGTGGAGGCTGGCTGTATTGTGTTTGTGATATCATTGCGGCCAATACTGTATCGTCAATCATAGTCTTTGTAGTTGTCATAGTGTCTCTTTCTTTTGAATGGGTGTGGCCCCCACAACTAAGCAGGGGCCAATAGGTTTAGACTGCGTCCAGCCATGTGATGGCACCAGCACGAGCGACAGAAACATCCATCTGGATACGATCGTCAATAGGCTGGCTCACTGTAGCATCAGCAACGTAGCCGTCGAAGACTGCATAAGTGATGTTAGCACCCTGTGTGAACTTAATCACGAAGGAGTGGATAGTGAGACCATCATCATCACGCAGAGCTGTGTGAATAGCATCATCAAGGTTAAGTGTGATATTAAAGTCAAAGGAACCTGGGTCAACCTGACCTGGGAGTTTGCCCTTAACGTCATCACCATAGACTGGGATGTCGATGATTGTACGGGTCTTGTTGAGCGAACCAATGTCAGCTACATCAAGAACCTCATTGCCAGCAGCAGCAGTTGTAGCCATAGACGCAATGTCTTTGGTAGCATCAACAGCAGCGGAGTAGTAAAGTGTGGCGATAAAGCCAGCAGCGCGACCTGTTACAGAAGCCATAGGTAGATCCTTTCTAGGAGTTGTTAGTCGAGTAATGTAATATCAAGGATGATCCGATAGATCTTCTCACCGTCATCAGTGAAGTTCTCAAGGGTGTTGTCTACAGTTGACCTGCTGACAGTGGAGGAGCCCATAGTGCCTGAGAAGCCGTGAAAGGCCGATAGGATGCTATCTCTTAAAGCTGTGGCCTCTGTGTAGGTCTTAGAGTAAACGTCAACCTGAAAGCGTGTCTCACGCAGTCCATAGGAGCCGCTGTAGAACACCTCTCGAATACCACCGCGCCCTGAGTAAACTACAGCAGGCAGGTCAGTGGTCTTAGAGATAGCTGGGAAAGCCCTTGTTGGGGAGGTAGCTGTCGCTAGTTTAGTTGCGAAGTCTTTTGTTAGTTGCATGTTGCCTCCTTAAACCACAGGGTTTTCGATTAGGTCCACGAAAAACGTGATGTCAGCTCGCTTGCCATAGATTGGGTCAACACCAGTAACCTCAAAGGTCTGGCCGTCAACCTTCAGAAAGTCACCAACAACCACAGCCGTGGTGTTAGGGTTCTTACGAGTGAACACAAAGAACTTGCTAGTGTCGATAGTGCCTGTGGCCTTAACCATGTCCTTAAAGGATAGTGTGGTTATGCGAACACCTGTAGTGAACGAAAGTG